TGCGGCGTCATGGTGTCAAGCATTCCATCAACGTCGGTTGTGTGCTCCACGTATGCAGCCAGACGCATTGCGGTCATTCGCGCCGCGTCTGTCTTTAGTTTTTTGCAAACGTCTCTGCGTCTGCGCCTGTGATCCCGATCAGCTTGAGCGCTGCGTTCACAATTCGCTCAATCATACCCGCAGGCATTTCGCCCAGCGCCGAAATATCGTCAGCAGTAAACAGCGGCTGCCCTGACTCATCACGCACGCACGCAACAACAAGTCGCTCGCGCACAAGATCCGCCAGCTTGTTCGGCTTGCCGTTGGTTTGTTGTGCCGCCTGAAATGCGGTCCACTCTTTTGCCGTCAACGGCCACACCAAGACGCTTTCACCGTCGCCAGTCTCAGGCATTGGCACCGTTACCGGCTGCGGCTTTGCCGTGCTGAAAAATTTGTCTCGATTCATTCTGCACCCTCGTTGCTTGTGTCCAACTCACCCCGCCGGAACGCTTCCCGGTCTTCTGGCTCAATGCCGCGTGCCAGCATCTCGCGCGATTCCAGCACCGCCGCGCGTTTGTCCCGCCACCCTGCGCATGCCGCTTCCGCCTCGTCGTCTGCTGGCTCCGCGTCGCCATTGCCGACAAGGATTTCGCAGGCACGTTGTGGCACGTCGATGATTGCACCGCAACGCCACCAGCGGCGGCCGTCACGGTGCACCATGTCTTCCGAATCAGCAACCCCGGCGGCTACGCCGAGGTCACTGCGAATTAGCTTGATTTGCATCAGGTCGAGTACCCAAACAGGCCATTCAGCTTGAGCGATACGCTGGCCTTCAGGCCATCGTTCATTGCGCCGGTCATGTCCCATCCAACGCCTGCGCTTGTAAATGTGCAGTTTGTCGCGCCGGTGTCAGCAAACGTGATGTCCCAGTTGCATTCAGCCGGTGTTGTGATCAGATCCGTGATTGCCTGATGTCCAGACAACGCCGGATCGTAAAACACACTGAAGCCAAACGTGCCACCTTCGCTGTAGCCGGTCGCCTCGTATTCTTTACCGGCTCCACTGGTGTCGATCGTGGTTGCGTCGAATGTTTCTGATTCCCCGCCGGATTGGTCAAATTCTGTGATTTGTGCAACGGCGGTCAGCACTGCGGAGATTTCCTGCTTGATTACCGTGCCTTTTACTTTCACTTTTGCCATTGCTGTTTAGCTCCTTGCAAGTTGCTTGGCGACTTCTTTTCCAAATTGCTTGCGGGCACGTGTTAGCGCCGCCCTGCGTGCTGCTGGATTCGCTACCCGTGCTGCACGCCTTGCCAGCCCTCGCGCCAACGCAGGCATTCGCCCCGTCGGCTTACTGGTCGTTGATTGTGTTCGTTGTTTTGTCCCGCTGATCCACCAGTGAATATTTTGCGCCCCGATACCAACACCGCCGCCCGTTGGTGGCTTGCGTGCTGCTGGCTGATTATTGCGACCTCTGCCGACGTGTACGCCGACTTTCGCCGTCACTCGTCGCGTGCCTTTGACCAGCCCGCGAATTGCCCGCCGCCCCTCTTTGACTTTTGGCGGCAAATCCCGCCGCATCTCTTTTGCTATCTCGTTCAGTGCTGCCCGCAACGCGGCTTTGAGAATCCGCCGCCCGCCTGCGTCTGCCATCCCTTCCAGTCGGCTGCGCAGTTGTGGCAACCCCTCAATCGTTGGCTCAGTCATACCGCATTTCACTCCCGGCCAAATCAAATCCGTTCGGCTTGCTCACGTCGTAAGCGCTGCCGCCATCCTTGCGGGTTCTGATGCGATAGGTGGTTTTGGCCGTGTCCGACCAATCCCACGCCTGTTGCCCGTAGTCGGGAGTTTCGACGGTGTAAACGTATGTTGTGCCGTCAATTCTCCGCGTGATGATGTCGCCGTTTTGCGGCTGTCCGAGGGTGTACGCGGCGACCGGGATCAACCAATCGGCCGCGTCCACCGTGATCTCGGAATTATCCGCCAATGGCACTTTCTGCGTTTCGCCCTGAATGGCCTGCGCAACCGTAATGGTGGTGCCGCCACGTGTTACCGTGACGGGCACCCCAGCGGCCTGCCGTGACATTTGCAGCCCGGCAGTTATCGCAGACTCAATCAGACTCATCAGGTTTCCAGCGGCTCGGTGTCGATGATTGCGTCAGTTGTGATCAGCGGCACGTTGAATGAATCGGACGGGAACGGCGCGGGTGCGCCGGTCTGATTCGTTGCCGTGCGTGACTGCTGCAACTGCTTCAAGCTGCGGCGGCTGCACACCAACAGTGTCGGCCCCATGCCTGCCGGAAACTGGCTCAACAGATCTGCAATCAGATCGTCGGTCAGCCCCTTGCCAGCGTCGGCGGTCAGGTTTGCAATGCGGCCGACGCTGTACGCGCCGCCCATTTGCAGACCCAGCCAGACGCTCGCGGGTGTCCAGTAGGCCGGATAAAATCCGGTGGCACCGGCAACGCGCTGAATGGTCGTCTCGCCCAGCTCAATCTGCGGCTGCGTGACCATTGCAACGTCGTCAACGCCCAAGCGAATTGCGTACAGGCTTGACGCTGTGTCAGCGGTTGTGCCGCCTGCGTCAATCACCATCGTGTCAGCCAACGCGTCGAGGTACGTCGAATTCATGAACCCCGAAAACCCGTTGGCGTCGCCATCGGCGCCGGTGCCGTAGATGGTTTGCTGCTCGGCCTTGAACAAGATGCCTTGCAAATGCCGTGCACCCTCGCGGGCAATCACCTGCTCCGGTGTCGATTGGCTGTCACCCTCGGCGGATGCAGTGTCAACTGAAAAGCTGAAATCAGCAATTTTCAGATTGACCGTCACCACGGTATCGTCGCTGTGATCGTTCTCGCGTCCGTCGTTTTCGGACCGGAAACCAACCGCAGGCGCACCGGTGTATTTCCGATACTTGTGGACGGTGTTACTGCCACTCGGATTGATCCGGGGCATACGGGCAACCAGCGGGGACTGGTTCAGAACGTCGCTGGTGTTGGTTTGCTCGACGTCAAACGCGCCTGCCACCAAATCAGCAACGGTCAAATAATCGTTCGCCATTGGTCAAGACTCCCTTCAGTTGTGGCTTGCGCCGTTGATTCGGATTCGGTTTGCAAACCCACCGGCAAGGCTCTTGGCCTTTTCCGGTGCCTGTTCGCCGGTGTCGTCGCCGAATTCCTCCGGCTCTGCCTCGCCCAACTGCACCGCGTCAATGCGTGCCTGCAATTCGGCGTTTTCTGCTCGTGCGGCTTCGAGTTGCTCGCGCAGTGCGCTCAACTGTTCTGCCTGGCAATCTTCAAACGATTTGCCAGCAATGAACCACGCGGCTCCAGCGTCACCGAATGCGGTAACGTACCGCTGCAGTTCCGCGTTGAAGCTCTCGCGTGTCACTGCGGGCACTTCCGGTGTTTCAACCGGCGCGGCTGGTGCTTCTGGCATTTGCTCGCTTCCCTTTACAAGTGACAGGTCGTGACGACTCAAGAAACGATCAACAGCGGCCTTGATTCGGTCGCCGTCAACGCTTAACGCAACAAGATTGGGCTTGTCGCCGGTTAGCCCAAATGCGTATTCAAATAGCCCGTCCGCGTCCTGCGCGATCTGAGCGTGTTTGTGAAACAACCCGTCCGGGTTTGCGGCTGGATCGTCAACCACATCAGCGGCCCGCAAACGGCTCAACCGTGCGTGCTGGTAGTTGTTCCGGTTATCTTCGTCGGGCGAAACAAACCGGTCGCCTTGCGTGTTTTCGAGTTGGTGCATTTCCATCGCGGCAACGTCGGCGTCAAACACAATCGACACGCCAAACGCGTCAGGTGCATCGGCTGCCAATTGCCGGACATATGCGGCAAGGTCGCCGTCTGGCGTGTTGCTGGCCGACTCTTGGAAATGCAGATCAGCAACAACTCTGTCGCCCTCTGTGCGGAAGTTGTAATACTTACCGAGATACGTGCCGAGTCCGTCAGACGATTGGCCCGGATGCGTGAACCGCGCTTTCAGTCCGCTGTTGGCCGCGTTGCCTGCGGCGGTTACATCGCTCAGAAAATCCGCGTCTATCCACATGTCGTGCCCGGACGCCTCGCCGCGTGTGATCACAGATAGCCCGGTGATATACCCGTGCCCGTACTCGCCGCCGTCGTCACTGATTGCGGCACCGCTCGTGCGGCTTACGTTGGCCCGAAAATGCTTCAGCGGTATCTCTGGCATGCCGGTCATTGGCGGCCCCTTGTGTTGCGGTCTTGGGTGTCATCTGCCACCGTCTCAACCGGCTGCATAACGTAATTCAGCGGCACGCCCTTGGCTTCGGCGTACTCTCGAGCGCGTGCGATTTGGTCGATGTTTTCTTCGTACTCGCCCCTGCCGGTCTCTTTGCAGATGCGGTACGGGTTATCCAGTCCGGCGTTGATTGCGGCGACGGCCCCGTTGATTTCTTTGGTTGGATCCCACCACGGCATGCCGCGGTGCACCCACTCAAACGGAAGGTCTTCAAGGGTTGCACCAGTCGGCAATTGCAAGCGGCCTTGCAGAATCCAGCCTTGATACAGCCAGACCGTAACCTTGCGCAGGAACTCGGCAACGTCCGCGCGTTTGCTGATGCAACTGCGGTCGTAAAGCAGCCACGCGGCACGCGATCCGAAAAAGTTTGTGCGGCTTGGGTCGTGGAAATTCATCGGCAGATCGAGCGAATGCAGAGCGATGCCCAACACCGCCTCAATGAACTGTTGCGTGTTGCTGCCGGGGTTGTCGGTCTTCAGGAACTGCGCGTTGTCACCAGCGTTGAGGTCGAGTTGAACCGGCCCCTTGCCGAAGTCTACTTTGTACCCGTTTTCGTCGTCGCTGCCGTCCATGATACGTGCTGGTGCGGCGTCGCCATCGCGTGTGAAGACAAGCGCGAAAAGCTGTTCAACCTTCATCTTGGCTAGTGCGTAGTCGATCCCCTCGTATACGTCGCGGAATGAATTGATTGCCGATGCCAGCGGCGATATCCCGCGCACCTGGTCGAACCGGTCGTAATACCCGTGCGCAATCACGTTGCGGGCTGCAACATTGCGGGAGAACTCAAACGTTGACGATCCCGGTACGCGGTTGTGCAACGCGTAGGATTGCCGTCTGCCGCCGTTGTTCAGCCTGATCCCATTGACCCACATGCCGCCCGTGTCGCTCACTTGCTCGCCGGTAGGCTGTCGCACGCGGTCGGCTTCGATTGCTTGTAGTTGCAGGCTGTTCAGCTTGAGCGCGAAAACGTCACCATCTCGCGTTCTGGCCGCTTCAAACATCCGCAGCATTTTCGGGAAACTGTGCACCCCGGCGGCGTCGCAATTCTGCGGCCGTTGCCAGTCTCGCATTAGCCCCTCAATTTGCAGATCTAGCGCCGGGTTGCCGGTCCGGGACTGAAAATCGAACATTGACACGTAATCGAGGTGCTTGCGGATTGCCCACGCCACCACGGCAAAATTACGGGCGAGGTCTCGCGTCGCGCCGATCATGCTGTGACGGTCGCGGTTCTTTAACTGCTCGTCTTCCGATTTCGTTATCGGGCTTGCGGCTTTACGCTTGCCGGTGTTGCGGATACCGTCGTAACCGGTCGTAAAATATCGCCCCAGTCTGCCGCCTAGCCGTTGCAGTGTCGTTGGCTCGCTCATGGTCCACCCCCGAGGTAAATCGAGGATGCAACCGGACGGCTTGACGGTCTGCCAATACACCGGTCAATCTGTGCGACAATCTCACGCCGGGCGCGTCGCATGTCGGACGCAGACACGAATGATGCACTCTGCCCGTCCACGCTGTAACTCAGCATGCCAGATGCAAGGGCGGCGTCAATCGCCTCTAGCCGTGCCTGTAGTGTCGTGAGGTCTGCCATGCCGCAGATTGCAACACGGCGGCGGCGGGTGTGCTATGGCAGATGTACGCACTGCGTACAATGCAGCGGGGTGCGCATAAAAAAACCCCGGTTGTGGCCGGGGCTTTGCAAGAGTAACCGGGCAGCATCAGCCGCCAGCCTGTGCAGCCTCACGCCCACATGTCGAGAAGTCTACGGTGTTATCACTTCAATATTTGTAGTCTCAATGTGATCTTTTTGTTTGCTTGGTACTCCCTGCACCATGAACCAATCACTTCCGTCTCTTGCTCTGCATTCGACCCTATGCAATACGCACTTACCTTCAATCATCAACTTTTTGGGGTAAGTTACTAGCTCCCATTGGTCTAAATTTCGTGCTGTGATGCCCCTGTTGGCTAATTCACGCTTTACCACAAGACAGATGAACACTTCTAACGCCCCACTCATTACCCTCTCCTGCTGTACCGCCTTTAGTCGCACGAAAACACCCCGCTGCTGCCGGGACTTAAAGAAAACAGCCCCCCCCCGTTTCCGGTGGGGGGGGCTGCAGACTGTGTGTCACGGGTAGTTCAGCACTCGTGCTTGGTAGTGGTTCATCTTGCGCCAGAACCACCCGGCAATTGTGTAGTAACCTTCGTAAGTCGGCACGTCCGGGTTGCACGGCTTCAGTGCAGACTTCGGCAGCCAGCAAGTTGACTTGCAGTCAACGTTGCAAATCTGAATAGCCTTTTCAGTCTCTGCAATAATGTCGCAGTGTGCCAAGTGCATCGGGTTAGCCTGAATGTGAACCCTTGCAGTGCTGTATCCGAGTGCTGTGCTGATTGTACTCATTGTTGCTGGCCTTTCGTGGCTGCGGGGTTTGTCGCTCGCCTTTGTGGCTCGCATGTACAGAGTATATCGTCAGATTGTCGATACGTCTACAGTATTACAGAACTATTTCGGCAAATTGTCGAAGAATGTCCGGGAGTGCGAAAACCCGCTAGATGGCGGGTTGTGGTGGGTTGTGGTGGGCAGATGGTGGGCGCATGAAAAAACGCCGGTTGTGGCCGGGGTTTGCGTGCGCGTTATCGGGACTCAATTATTACGTATTGCGTATCTTTTGCGACTCCCCATCGAGCAAACGACGTAGGGTCCCAGTTGCTGTCCAGTGCATACACCCAATGACCCAACTCGCGGGACCTATGGCGATGCAACACCACCGACCCGCCGGGAGCTGAAAACTCGTCCGCTGGAGTCCAGTCAATCGACCACTCTGGTTCAGCGCATCCGTTGTCTCGCACGCCATTATCTGTCTCTTGCCCGCAACATCGACAATTCATAAACCACCTTTTGCATACACAACAAATCCCATCGTCACCACTCATTGACACAGCACCAACCCCGCAAACAACAGTAGCATGAAAAAGGCACACCCGAAAAAAAACGCCCGCCGAAGCGGGCTTGCATGGTCGTTATTTGCCCGGCCGCCTTTCATTCCGCCAGCCTTTTGATATTAGCTTTAGTCGCTCGGCAGATGGTGTCTTCCACTTTGCCGTCTTCCACCTTAACAATGAACTTGCCAACGATGAACAGGTCGCCGCTGATGTTTTGGGCGTCGTATTCGTATCCGTTGCGTCCGATGACTGTCGTAGTTTTCATTGCATTGCCTTTCGTGGTTTGTTGATTGCTTGCCTTTGTGGCTCGCATGTACAGAGTATATCGTCAGATTGTCGAACGGTCTACAACACTTTGGAAAGTTTTCGGCATTTTGTCGAAATCATTCCGGGATCAAATCATAGGTCCGGGTGCGGTAGTGCTGACCGCAACTGCAAATGCAGTGGCGCCACGTAACAAGGTTGAATTCTCGGCCCTGCACTGTGCCGCGCAATGCTCGCGGGGTTGTGTTGCCAATTTTCACCGGGCGCGTGCTCCCGCACTTGGGGCAACCTTCCGGGATCTGCACCACCTGCGGGCAACGCTGATATCGCTTGCTGTCCTGCTCCGTGCTGGCCTGTTCGGTGTCCGGTGTTTCTGGTTGCACTGGTCGCGTTTTCCGCGTGCGCCGCTTTGCTGTTTTCGTCGTCATAGGTACGTTACCGCCTTCCGTTTTCGGGTTGCCTGTTGTGGTGCCGCCTGTGCTGAGAATGATACCTTGCCCGCAATGGATGCGGCAACAACTGCGCCGCAGAGCGTGTCGAACCAGTGATTGTCGGGACTGCCGGGAAGCTGCCGCCATTCATGGACGGTGCCGTGTGGCCCGGTGACTTCGGTTGCGTATTCGCTGCTGCAAACG